TGGCACTAAGACCAAAGCCACCGTGGCATGTGTTGATCACAACTTTAGTCATGCTGTCTCCCGATCAAATTCACAATCAACATCAGCCCACAGTGCAGGGTTCATCATGTCCATGTGATATGCACAAATTTCTTCAGCATCCTCAATGGTGGCACACCGGTCCACTGTGGTACCAACTCGCGCACCTTCCGCAGTGATGTCCCAACGAACCACGTCCCAACGATGCATTTTGTCATGCCATTCAACTGTGAATTTTATCATGCTGTCTCCCAATCTAAAGTTTTTACACCACACTCGGCCAGTCTATCAATGCCCTCATGTGGGCAGTAGATTTCACTGGCTGTCCAGCAGGCTCGAAATTCTTGCAGACCTTTGAGTTGCTGTTCATCGTCTCCTTTGTATCGCAAGCCCTCGAACCACTCATGTTTGGTTTTAACTGACAACCGTTGCACAATGTTTTGAGGTGCATCCAGTTCAAACACACACTCAGCAGGGTGCAATGCCAACATCTCGCTCACATACTTCTCGTCAAAGTATCCATCATTGTAGATAGCCATCATGCTGCCTTTCTAAAATAACCGTAGGGCAAGCCCTGCGTGAAACAAAAATAGTCAGCGTCGCCGTTGGCATGTTCAGCATCCATGAGCCATGCAATCACACGCTCACGGTCCGCACCAGTGTGCATGAGACTGGTCACACGGTCTTCAAACTTGACAATCGCGCCAGCTTCAGCTGTCTTGCGGTCAGCCTCTTCACGCTGGATCACACTGCCCAGGCTGGCAAACTCCTGTTCGAAGTCTGCAAGGGTCCAGCTGGCGGTGTCAACACCGCGGGGACGATGGCCATAGGCGTCCTTGTACATGTCCCAATAGGTGCATTGAGCTTGCTCAAGATCCGTCATGTCTTCCCAAGATTTCAACTGTTCCATTTGCGACTCCTTAAGCGTATGCGCCGGACACTTCTTCAGCACCGGGAATTTCTTCACATGCACATTCCCACATAGGGAAAGATTCGTAGTATCCTCGAAAATAATGTGCCCTCATTGCTGTATTACAGAATGGGCACACTGGCATCACAACGGGTTCTGTTTGTTCGTTCATGTCAGGCTCCTTTTTGCTTTGTATGTGACTATTATAACAGTTTGTGAATTATCGTGCAACCGATTTCACACGCACATCAGTGTTCAACGCAGGTGTGTACTTTTGTATTAACTCGCGCTCTAACCGGTGTGCAACATCTTTGCCACGCACCGTGTCCACGATGGCGTAGTTTACAGCGGCTTCGCCTGCGGCGCGAATTGCTTCGTACAGGTTCCAGCTCTTGTCCTCAGTGCGGGCGCGGTAGATGTGCTTGTTCACACGGCTACGAAGCGACATGTTTATGGTGCGCTGAGTTTTAGCGGTAATACCAATGTAGTACTCCAATCCAATTTGGATCATGTACACAATGTGGGTTCGATCAGTGCGTTTCTTTCTCATCATGTGTGTATTATAGCATTTCGGGCAATTTCGGTCAACCGAAAAGTAGTACTACAAAAGTACTACCTTTTGACTGTTGTAAATACGCTATGGATTACAGTGCTTTATTTGCAAAATCGTTGACCAATAAAGGAGTGACATTTACCCCTGTTTATCACTGCTTTGAAAGTGTCCGCTCGACGCACACAGGTTGGAATCTGCGCCTACCCGACTTTGACACAGACATCTTGTTGTTGCATTTTCAGGATCTCGTCAACATACATGATGGCCGTGTGCTGGAACTTGAACAGATAGAACAACGGTATGGATCACATGCTGACCGTGTGGTTGTAACATATTGGAATCACGGACTAGATCGAATCTACACAGGTCCGGTTCGATTGGTTGAGTTCAGCAATCACAACTATGATCTTGTGAATCAGTTGTATCTGCGTTGGTCTGAATGGCAACACATTGTAGATCAGCCCTGGACACAGGCATGGCAGTGTTTGAACGGGCGCATGTGTGATCATAGGTCACGTGTGATGCAAATATTGCAAGATTGGTCAGGTGGTGTGTTGAGTTATCACGATCGCATACGCTTGCCACAACATGACTACGCTAACTATACCTACAACAATGTTGACAACTTCATAAACTTGGCGTATGTGTATGGCACCTGTGCTGTGAACATTGTGACAGAAACAGAATATGCCACCACCCCGGGAATCATATCAGAGAAAACCCTATTGGCCATGGCCGCTGAACAAATTCCTATTGTAATCGGGCATCAGGGCATTGTGCAACACTGTCGAGAACTGGGCTTTGACATGTTCACGGACTTGGTGGATGTCAGTTATGACACCATGCCCAATGATTGTCGGGCTGAGCAGGCGTTGCTACTAAATCAAGACTTGATACAAGGACGCATAGATTTGTCACCATATCGTGAACGATTACGTGCGCAACGTGAATTTTTGTTGGATGATTATTCCACCATGATGGAAATTCGATTTCAACGTGATATCAATAACTTAAACTTGTGATAAATCTCTGCATGTCTCCATGCAGTGTGGCCATCATAGCTTCTTTACTGCCAAACATCACCAGTTTGTTGAGCTTGCGATTGTTGACCATGTAGTAAGGACAAGTCATGCGGCGATCTAGTGCCAGCAAGTTCTTGGGAGTCAACAACTTCTCTGGCAAATCAAATGTGTAACTGCTGAGTTCCAGCAAGTTCTCAAACACATAAAAACCTTCGTATGTGAGTCTTAGGCCACCATCATCTTGAATGTTCTGCCACCAGGTGCGCATGGCTTCATCAAGAGGTGGCGCATCAGGATAACGTGTTATCAGTTCCTGAGTAAGAGCAAGTTTATTGAGCATTGGGATAGATCTTATCCCCTTGTGTCAACAGCACAACACTGAACTTGTCTGTTCGAAACTGTGTGTTGAGTTTTCTAGCCAAGTTAATGGCGTGTCCTGGGTTGGAGAACGATACTTTTTTGTACTTGGGACCAGGAAACTGAGTAAGCAAGTTGCTGGTTTTCAAGTTGATAGGCTTGGCATCAAAAAACACCGCCCAAACACCTTCTGACGCCAGCACTTGTTCTGTCTTGTAAGTCTGTTTGTTAGTGTGCTCAATTAGCACTGTAGGCTTTGGTCTTGACATATTAAACTCCGCGTTTATTTATGCCAATAACTATGTAGATTTAAAACTACCGCCGGTGATCTGCACTTCTACTATTTCTGCACCACGTGCTTGTTGTGTTCGCATTTGTTCCAGTGTGAGCAACAGTTTGGTAATATCACTATGTAGATCTTTGGCATCACGCAGGCTTATTTGTAGTTCTCGTTGTCCGCGGCTTTCTGCAGCCTTTATTGAGTCCACAAAACGATTTATGTGCATGCTCATTTTTTTAGAAACGGTACCAAGTTGGGCGCAGTCCAACCCACGGGCTTGAGTACTTTGCCATCTTCACGTTTGCGCACCTTGCCTGTTTCACGGTCAATCTTGGCAAAGTTGGTACTCATGACTTCCTTCCAGGCACCTTCGGCATCAAAGCCTGCTGAGTGGATGGCACCAATGGTGACCACAAGGATGTCAATCAACGCATCAAGTTCTGCTTCCATGTCGTGTGCTTGTTGCAGTTCGCCGAACTCTTCTTCAATCAAACTCTTGTACATGGTGTACTGAGATTCGTTCATTGCGTCCACTGACTGGTCGCAGGCCCTCATGAATTTTTCTTGATCACGAAAGGGATTTGTCACGTGCTGCCTCCTGAGTATGAAATGGTCCTTGATATTGATAACGTTCCAACACAATTAGTTTTGGGTTGCGAAGCAGTTTCCATGCACGATGTTGTTTCACAGCATACCACCCTGCGGCATACCATGACTTTGATTTGTTTTCTTTGGTGAACAACGGCAACCGGTGCTTGACATCCCACATAGGATTGAATGCTCTGCATCCTGTTTCAAATCCATGCACTTGGTCTGGTGCAGGCTTTGTGATTTTCTCAGGTGGTGCAAACTCAATATTGGCCTGCTTTCGCACCATGGGAATGGTTTTGAACTTGCCCACTTGATCATTGATGCGCACAGTGTAGCCGTCGGCTTCGGCTTCTACCACACCAACCTTGCGATTGTCTTGCTTCAAGATCCAATACTTTTTATCCACTATGGGTTTGGCTTCGATCATCTAATACTCCTTTGTATGTTTGATTCAACCAGCGACCAATTGCATCTGCAAAGTCACTGAGTTTAGTGAGTTCGTATTTGCCACAGAATCTTAGGAAGTGCGCACCTACCATGCCCACATCCTTATGACTAATCTG